CAGTGGGTGCCTTGGGACCAGTTTGTGGACATGGTTAATGAGCAAGCGCAGAATTTGATTAATGAGATGCCTGAAGGTGTTTCGCTGGAGGACATTGCTGGCGAAATTATGTTGGAGTGGGATACGGAGCAGGGCGGCATGACGGTTACTAGTCTCCAAGGTGAGGCTCAAGTCATGGAAGCGTTGGAGGCGCTTGCTGAGGCGGAAATGTTCCCCGACGCAATAGTGACCGAAGGTGTCACTTATGGAGAGCGCCCCACAGGCGAGGAAGATGAGGGGGGTGAGTTCCCTGAGGGGGTACATCCTTCTGTCACCTTCTACCCCCACGGTCCGACTATTCACAGCAATCCGATTCCCGACCTTGAACTGCCTACCCATACGGGTCATCCCCCTCCAGAAATGCCAGATCCTAATGAACCCGGCTGGATACCAGAAATACCTGATGAACAGGAAGGTATCACCATCATTGAACCGCATTGGAGGGACTTTATCTTCACTATGGGCGCGGGGGACTATCAGGAGGAGTTGCCGTTGGGTGACAGGCGTGACACGAGTGGTCCGTCGTTGGGTTTGACGCCTGAAGAGCGCCAGAGGGCGCTTGAGAGGATACGGGGACTCAGGGGTACGTTGGGAGATCCGCCTCCTCTGGGTACTTTGGGGCCGTTGCCTGAAGATCCTTTGCCTGAGCCGGGACCTTCGCAGGGCGAATTGTTCTTCAACCTTTTGGACGAGGAGCGTATGGACGCTGATCTTCTTGCTGAGATGCAACACCCAGACTACCATATGTCGGACACTGAGAAACTTCTATACGGTGGGACGGCGGCTGCTGCTCTTCTGAGTGGCGGTTCTTCGTTGATGGGGCCAACGGTTGGTCGTGGTGTTTTGGGTGCTGCTGTTGGTTTGGGGGCTTTGTTTAGCGGTGCTTCACCTGTGTCCGCTGAAACTCCTACAGGTGCCAGTGCTGTGGGTCGCGCTATAGCACTTCTTCGTGAGAATCCGCCGGGTCCGCAAAGTGGACGTACTGATTACACTCGAATGGATACGGGAGCGGGGATACCCGCTACGCCCTATGACAAATGGACATCGACCGATAGGTGGGATGCTTTCATGGCTGAAGGCCAGACTTTGACACGGGATCAGGAGACGTTGATCGACAACCACATCCCCTTGTCGAATATCCGAAGAACTGGAAAGTTGACTGACGCAGAAGTACAGTTCTTTATCGATCATCCTCCTAAGGCGGACGATAGCGACTGGTTAAAGAGTCTTGGGTACCAACTGGAGTTGGATGAACTTGACTGGGGGGATGTGGGAACCTTTGCGAAGGACCCTCTTGGAGAAACATTGAAGGCGCTTGGCGTTGGTTTGGCTTCGCAAGCAGAGGCGAGGCGAGAAAACAACCCCTTCCGCCCCCTCTGGCAGAATTGATGAACACTCCAGAGGATGAGGTGGAGTGGGAGGATTTGGCAGATTGGTATGTCGGGTCGGATGATGTGATGACTTGCGGGTTGGAGAACCCTGAGGTTTGCGAGTCGTGTCAGTAGGGGCTGGGGATGTTTCCAAGATACTCATGGCAGTTGCTGCTCTTGTTGCTGCTGTCGGGGGGTTTGTGGTGGCTGTCGGAGGAGATTCGTCAGACTCCTCGCAGGTTCCTGCCGTTATCATAATTAGGGGTTCAGTGTTGCCTGATGATGATTTGACTGATTCTGAGAAGGATCGTGAATGGGTGTTGAATGAGTCGTCTAACTGAGTTGCGCCGTGAGGCTGAGTGGCGTCGCTGTGTGCGCGACGAGGGCTACTTCTTTAGGAAGCATTGGTGGATTGCGCATCCTGCGCATGGCCGTATCCTGTTCAATTTGCGTGACGCACAGGTGGAGGCGTTGGATCATTGGGAGAAGCATAGGTATTCGTTGTCGTTGAAGGCCCGTCAGATTGGGTGGACGACGTTGGTTGCTGCGCACCAGTTTTGGTTGGCGTTCTTTCACGATGACCAAAACATTATCGATTTGTCTCGTACTGAGCGGGAGTCGGTGTTGTTGTTGAGGAAGACAAAGTATGGGTTCAGGCATTTGCCTGAGTGGATGGTGGAACGCGGACCAACTTCGTTGGTTGAGCATCAGCAACGTATGGTGTTTGAGAATGGTTCCCAGATTACGTCGATGCCTTCGGCGTCTGATCCTGCGCGTGGCGAGTCTGCGTCGTTGGTGGTTGTGGATGAGTGGGCGTTCCTGCCGAACCCTGAGGAGGCGTGGGCTTCTATTGAGCCTGTTGCGGATGTGGGTGGCCGCATCATCGGGTTGTCTACTGCTAATGGGTCGGGTAACTTCTTTCACGAGTTGTGGGTTGGTTCGCAGACGGGGTCGAACAAGTTTGAGTCAATGTTCTTTCCGTGGTCTGCTACGGGGGACCGTAACGAGGATTGGTATGCGGACAAGCAGAAGTCTATGTTGCCGTGGCAGTTGGCTCAGGAGTATCCGTCTACGCCTGAGGAGGCGTTTGTCAAGTCTGGTAACCCTGTGTTTGATTTGGATGTGTTGGAAACGATGGCTGGTCAGGTTGAGGAGGGTCAGATGGGGTATCTGATGCAGCCGTTGCCGAGAGTGGTGGAGTTTAGGCGCGATGCTCACAGTTTGGCGTGAACCGCAGGCGGGTCACATTTATTGTATCGGTGTGGACACTGCTGAGGGTTTGATACATGGAGACTATTCGTGTGCGCAGGTGTTGGATGTACGCACTGGCGAGCAGTGTGCGGTGTGGCATGGACACATTCCGCCTGATGTGCTTGCCGAGGAAATCTTTATGTTGGGGTTGTGGTATCGGGATGCGTTGTGCTGTGTGGAGTCCAATAACCATGGGTTGACGACGATTGTGCAGTTGCGTCATCTGGGGTATCCGAATCTGTTTCGGAAGCGCACGTTGAATCAGGCTACGTCGAAGGTGTCGCAGGAGTTTGGGTGGAAGACGACACGAACTACGAAGCCGTTGCTGATTGATGATCTGGGTATGGCTTTGCGTGGAGGCGAGTTGACGATCTTTGACAGGTATACGTTCGCAGAGTTGCGAACATATGTTCGATCTTCGCGGGGTTCTATGAATGGTTCTCCGCATGATGACCGTGTGATGGCGTTGGCGTTGTCGAATGAGATGCGCCAGTATGCGTTCATGCCAGAGTATGCCAAAAAGGTTGACGATTACTGGACGGTTGACTGGTGGCGCCGCCTCATTGTGGACGATGAGCCGAAGGATGATGCCCTTAGAATTGGGGCGCATACGGTGCGTGGGACAGTCTGACCGTAGAATATAGGAACCATGAGGAGGTTTTTTAATGGCTAAGAATTTTGTGTCGCACACCAACGGTACCGAAACCATTGATGGCGCTACGGGTAAGAACAACACTTTGGAGCGTGGCGCGTCCGTCGTTGCCAATCCGATTTGGAAGCCGGGTGGCATGAATCGCCCCAAGCAGCGGTTTGATGGCCCGAAGTATGCGCAGCAGACCAGCGATGAAGGTAATGTGAGTGTGCGGGACACCCCGTTCAACCAGCACGGCCAGACTGGCAAGGTTGAGCCTGCTAGCCCGCAGCCGCGTCTTCGCGGCCACAACGCTGGTTAGTAATGGCGGTTCTTGCCGCTGGCGCCACATTTGAAGAGTTTTGCGTCTACACACGCTCCTTGCGGGGCGATGTGCCTGACGTTGAACTCGTAGATTTGTGGGGTTGGCGCAAAAAGTTGCATAGCGTAAAGTTGAATGCAGGGACGGGTTCCCGTTCCCAGTTGCCTGACGACGAGCAACATTTGACAAACAACGAACGTGAAGCGAAAGTGTTTGCTGAGGCCAAGTCTCAGGGACGCAATATTGAAAAGTTGCCGGAACGAAACCCGCATTGGATTTGATATATGGCCCGTAAGACACGCACTGAACAATTTGAGACGATGAAGAGTCGGCTGGAGAGCGCACGCCGTTGGCGTGACGATCAGGGCTACGACGCATTGTGGACCCGCATGGTTGATTTGTACCGTGGTAAGCATTGGCCGCGTACCACATACAGCAAGGAAGACCTCGTTGTCGTAAACCTCGCGTTTTCGACGGTGAACGTTATCGCCCCGTCTGTGTCGGTCAACCATCCCAAAGTGGTTGTGTCCCCCAACAGCCCCGATAATCAGGATCGTGCCGCTTTCGTGGAGGCTGTCGTTAACCACATGTGGCGTCATCACGACTACCAGACACCGTTTAAACGGGCTGTTAAAGACTTCCTCATCTTTGGACATGGCTGGATCAAGGTTGGTTGGCAGTTTCTGGAACAGGAA